GTTAATATCTATGTATAAGGTGCAAGTGGTTGGGTTTGCCCCTTCTCTTAATGCAAATTCTCCGTCCCCACCTACTGTCCCTAATTGTGTTATCCCATCTACGGTGTTTTTAAATGCTGTGTAATAAGCAAATGCTTCAGTTGTTCCAACAGGATATGTTGAACTTGTTCCGCCTATAACAGTAGCAATACCTTTTACTCTAATAATCATATTAGTGTTACCTGGTATTTTTAAAGGTTTACTATTTAATGTCCCTTCGGGATAAGCATATCCCCTCGTATTTCCCTCCGTGTTTCCTGTTAATACTAGTCTATGAGATTCACCTTTTATTTGAGGTGTAGAATTTCTTTTATTCTTGTATTTAATAACAACATCATCACCATAATATGGTAATATCCCCCTGCTATATTTCGTTGTGTCCATTCCCGTTGTTAGAGGTAAATTTTTTCCTGCAATCGTTTTATAAACAGCATTTTTTAATGTCCCGCTACCCAAGAAACTATTTAGGGCAGATGTGTTTTGTTGGCTTATTGGTAAACTTCCATCATTAGCTTCACAAGGAAAAATGCCTTGAGCTTCATAAGCGGTGACGAATAACCAGGGCGTTCCTCCCATACAATAGCAACATTCTGGGTGTGTGTAAATACCTAAAAATGGTGCTGTTGTTTGTGGCGAACAACCAGGTTCACCTTCAGGACACCATAAATAATATATTCCC